CTTCAAGCAAATTAACTACTCCTGTATCTATGGCTTTTTTAATCTTATTATCTCCTTCGTATTGAAATTTTCCGTAGAAAAAACCGTCCATAGCGAACTGAGCTTTCAATATTCCCTGTCCTGCTATGAATATCGCTTTTTCCAATCCAGTAGCTGTGGTTTGTCCACTTGGAATACCGAAAGTCTTTCTTGCTTGAGGACTTACTTTAGATATATTTGCTTTACTTGCCATTACTTAACGTTGACTGTTTTTGATAGATGACGTCTATCATTCAAATAGCCTATCATACTCTTTACCGATTCTTCTATTACAGTACCTGCTATTTGTATTGGAGTGAGATTTTTTTCAGAAGCCATTTTTAATTGAATACCAGCATTTTCTAAATTTTGTAAAAGTCTGATAAATTGAAATGTAAATGAATCTCCTAGCATTGCGGCTTCGGTAGCAAAAGCATCCCCAAGAAGTATTTTATTAGATGTTACTATTGTTTGAACTGAGTCTATAGTAACATTTTCTATTGTAGATATACCAACGTTTTTTCTGGAGTATAGAAGTATGTTTTCCTTTTTTGAATAGAGCATTACTCTATCAGAAGTAATAAGAGCTTGATTGCCCGAAAAGGGAAACGTATACGCTCCAGAAGATTTAATGTCGGAAACGTTTAAAGTTCTTAATATTTGTCCTGAAGTTAGATATATTGAAGAATCGTCCCTAGATATATCTTCTACTGTTGGAGAGAACTTATCTGAATTTTTTACAGAGGGTTTTCCCTGACCATTTATAATTATCGTTATGGGCTTGTTTAAATTGGATACATTTATCGGAGATCCTATTGACCAAGTATCATTATCTCCTCTATATAAGTTAGAGCTTCCAAATCTGATAGATTGACCGAACCTACCCTCTATTAAAGAGTCTCCTTCAAAAGGCTTAAGACTTTTAACTTTATCGCTTTCAGAAAAATAAACTCCAAGAGGAAGCTTGGCTTGAGAATAATCCGTAGATCCTTCGTATCCAGGTTCTGCCGAATAGCTTTTTAAAAAATCAGCGTATTGCTGCATGTTAGGAAAAGCATTGTGATTGACAGCATTCCACAAAGAGAAAGGAGGATAGTAAAAAAGTTTTTGATTCTTGTAATTATCGTTAAGTCCATCAGAAGGACCAGAGACTATGTACACTATTTCTCCAATTATTGGATATTGCTTAATAAAAGAGAATATAGGAAACGCGCTCTTAGAAACCTTATTTGTTTTATTCGTATTTATACCAGAATAAAGTATTTCAAAATCTATTTTTCCCATATCAGCGGGAGAAAAATAATCTGGATTTTTTGTTTTACCATCGTCAAAAAATTCTCCAAGCACTACACTAGTGACTCTACCTATTAAAAAGTACTGACCTCGTATATCTCCTGCTCCTCCTTGCGGAGTAGATCCAAATATGATACTATTGGCCATCTTGGTTGTCCTCTATTTGTTTTTGTTCTGGTGCAGGTGCTGATACAGTGTAAGTGGAAACCTCTTGAAAGAGCTGTTCGATGTCTTTTTCCGTCAATAGACCATTGTCTTCCACTCCTGCAATCTTCTTTTCTTCCTGTTTTTGGAATATCTGAAGCATTTTCATCAGAACCTCGTCGTTCTTTAGGCTAGAATCGAAGTAACCCTTTAACATCGGAACTATCACGATAGCGTCTCCAGGACTCTCTACCATGTCTGCGAGTTGGTTTATCCTTGTTTTTATCGCTTGATCTTGCTCTTTGTGTTTATCGTAGATCTCTTTTGCTAGGTCTGATATGGACTTGCCCTTAAATATTTCTTTCTCTTGTTGTTCCATAGAACTAACTTTAAAAATAAATATCAATAGTCGACATTCTCAATGTAACGATTCAAGATTTGAACGTAAAGAGTCTTTATTTTCTTGATAACCTTGGTGATAGTGTTCGATTGAGCGTCTGTCATCTCCTTGATGTATATGAACAGAGCTTTTTTATTAAAGATCTCGATGTTTTCCCTTTTCTTGAAGATCTCCAATATAGCGAAAGCTACCCTAAGTTCCTCTGGCTTATCAAACATATCGATGAGTTTTTCGTCCAGTTCCTTTACCATAAGCTCTACGATTTCGAACCGATCAGGTTCGGATTCATCGCTTATCGTTACTGCTTGTTTGAAAGAATCGTCGTCCTCTTCGTTGTTTGGTATCTCCATCTTGTTCACCAACTTCTTGTAATTCTTTTGGTTGTAGATGATTAGGTACCTTTTAGCTATCGTACCGAAATAGGAGTAAGCTTTACCCTTTGATTGATCGTAAAGGTCTAACTTTTGTAGGAGGAAAGAAACTACCTCGTACTTTAGGTCCTCGATCTTGTCTACCTCCGTGTAGTAAAACTTGAAAGTGTGGATAATGTTCTCAGCCAGTTTGTAAAAACCGTAGTGGATCTTATCGTTATAGATCTTGTTCCTTTCTGCCTGGTTAGTACTCATTCGATACTTCAGAATCGCTTCTTCGGTATCTTCCGTAAAGTAGTTGTTTTTAGTCTTTGGCTTTCTTTTTCTCGGCTTCCCTTTCTTGGTTAGCTTTACCTCTTCGTTTTCAATAATTTCGATCATACTCCCTATTACTTGGTCTCAGTGTATTGTTTTAGCATGCTTTGAAGATTCTTTATTTCTTCCATCAATTGTAGAAACTCAGGATCGGATTGCACCCAAAGCGTTTTATCTATCTTGTCGGCCAAAAGATCGATCTCTTTGTAAGCAGACATCGCGTCGTTGATAAAAAGTTGCTGTCTAACTACCATGTCTTCTAGCTTCTTATTCTTTTGGTAGAGATTAAATATTACGTAGCCCAATACGGTTAATACCCAAATGGCTACCATTATCCAAGTTGTTGTCATGTTTAATTGATTTGTTCCTCTACTTTAGCAGACATTAGATCTGCTTGGTGAAGGATGTGAACTAAGTTTGTTTTGATTTGAAAATCGGAACCGTAAGGCATATAGTAAGCCTTGTTTGCCTCTTCGTAGAGACCGTCGTGTAATTTTATTGCCAAGAACTCGTTTTCTGTTACCGATATTCCCTCTTGCTGGAGATAATATAGACTTCGATCTGCTATTCTCATGTGTGTCATACTGGTATTGTACTTGTAGTAAGCGCCTTGTTTCTCTATGTGCCACTGAGAGTCATTAGGAACGTAGAAAGGATTGTCGTTTGTTCCTAACTTACCTAGATCGTGATTAAGTGCTGAGAAGACCAATTCTTCAATAGTATAATTTTGCTTCTGACCAAATTTAGTCCACACTCTGTCCATTACAAGTGCTGCTTCAGTGACCCTAAGAACGTGATCAAGGTAACCTCCAGGAAAACAATTGTGATGAGATACTTTGCTTGAGGCAGGCGCAGTAGAAAGTTCTACTTCTACATCTTTATAGAAAGACTTAAGCTTATCTCGCCTTTCTCCAGAGATATAGTTATCGATATAAGAATAAAACTTATTCAGATTCTCTTGAATCTGTTCAGCAGAAACTTTTTTCATATAACTTTTATTTTAAATGTAAGCCTTTTTTAGCTCGCTAAGAAATTTATCTTCGGAGTCAACGGGAATTCTCTTGGTGATAGTGCCTCCAGCCGGCTTGTTATCGCAGAAGTGGATAATCGTAGTTGTTCCGTTTTTCTTTACGACGGCCATGGGATACCTACCGCAGTCTACCTTGTCTTCTAGTGAATCACATTTTTTGTTATTGCTATCAGCGCAGTTAACCAATTCGAATTCAATTTCTTCGGCCATAAGCGCATACTTTATTCTTCCGCAAGTTCCGCACGTATCCAGCGCATAAAGTTCTATTTTAGTCTTCATTGTGAAATTCAGGGTCTAGTTTTTCCATAATTATGTTCCAATACAGTTTTTCTTCTTCGGTAAAATTCTCATAGTTCATTGCTAAGAAGATGTATAATCCTTGAAGATCTTCGTCTGTTAGTTGAAGATCCTTTATAGATTCGAATATTTCGCTTAGTTCATTTTGTTGCATAGTGATATTTTATAGTATTGTTTTTTGACACTTTTTTCGATCTTCGTTTATTGGGGACAGGGCTATAGCGGACTTACACCGTCGGATTCTACCGATATTCATCTCTCCCGTTTATTAAAGACCTCTATTTATATACCTGGAGGCTATTTACTGTCCTCTCCTGGTAGTCGATGCACTCCGGCCCGCTATTTCGCTCACTCATGGAATCTCACCAAGCTATGGCGTAGCGTTACGGTTCGACGTTAACAATCGAAATATACTGAATTAAATTGAAATAAAAAAATTTTTTTCACATTTATTTTATTATTAGGATTTTTTTTCGTATATTAACATAATATGAGCAATGAAGGTTTAATCATAGGCGTACTCGAGTCTGTTCTTGGTAAGAGCAAACACTTTCCAAAGACAGCTGACTACGGATTTTACTGTCCCGTTTGCAATCACAAGAATCCAAAGTTGATAGTGAACGCGAAGACGGGTAAGTACAATTGTTTCACGTGTCACCCACCGTTGAAGGGTCAATCGCCTGTCACGCTTCTAAAAAAGATCGGTGCTCCAAACGAAAGGATCCTTGAGATAAAGAGTTACCTCGGATACATGAAAAAAGAGGAGGAGACAGTGATCACCACCGTCAGTCTACCGAAGGAATTCGTTAGTTTGCTCGACGAAAACAACAGTCTAGAGAAGAGACAGGCTATGGCTTACGTAAAGTCTAGGGGAATAACCGAAAGCGATATCGTAAAGTACAACATAGGATACTGCGCTAGCGGAAGGTACAGAAATAGAGTCATTATTCCTTCTTACAACAAGCGAGGCATAACCAACTACTTCATGGCAAGATCTTTCGAAAAGAATCCTGCAAGGAAGTTTGACGCTCCTACATGTAACAAGAGCGAGATAATCGGACTGGAAAACACCATAAACTGGTCGGTTCCTGTCATACTCTGCGAAGGCATATTCGATGCGATCGCAATAAAGAGAAACGCAATACCGCTTTTCGGTAAGACGATACCAAAGTCAGTGATGGTAAAGCTCGCTGAGTCCCAAGTCAAGACCGTGTACTTAGCCCTGGACAAGGACGCGCTCAAGGAAGCGCTGAACTACTCTGAGCAATTGGTAAACATGGGAAAGGAAGTATACCTTATCGAACTGGAAGGAAAGGATCCATCGGATCTAGGTTTTGAAAACATAACAGAACTATTACACAAGGCAAGACCGTTAACGTTTTCTGACTTCTTGCTAAAAAAGATGCAACTGATAGCATGATAAAAAAGTATTTGAATTTAGAGAGGATTGAGAAGATATATCACGTTAGCGATATTCACATTAGGAACTTCAAGAGGCACGACGAATACAGAAGGGTCTTCGAAACACTGAGAAACACAATATCTAATACAGCAGACGATAGGTCGTTAATCTGTTTGACAGGAGACATCGTTCACTCCAAAACCGATGTCACTCCAGAACTGTTTTACCAAGTCCAAGATCTACTTAAGTCATTGGCAGACATATGTCCTGTTCTGTTAATACCTGGTAACCACGACGCCAACCTAAACAATAACAATAGGATGGACGCTCTGACTCCCATAGTCGATGCGGTTAATCATCCAAACCTAGCTTACGTTAAAGACAGCGAAGTGTTTCAGATAGGAAACGTTACTTTCTCACACTGGTCTGTGTTCGATGATAATTACACAAAAGCTTCTGATATTGATGGAGACTACAAGATCTGTCTTTTCCACGGAGCTGTACAAAGCGCAACAACAGAAGTTGGCTTCAAACTCTCAGGAGGCAAGATAAGCGTAGGAGACTTTAGTGGATTCGACCTAACTTTACTTGGAGACATCCACAAGTTTCAGTACCTAAACGAACAAAAGACCATTGCGTATCCTGGATCTCTGGTGCAACAGAACCACGGAGAGTCTATCAATCACGGTATCCTAGTTTGGAATGTAGAACAAAGATCAAGCGAATACGTAGAGATACCGAACGATACTGGATTCTATACGTTGTACATCGATAAGGGATCTTACGAACCTCTACCGCAAAGCCTACCTAAGAACCTGTACTTGAGAGTGAGACACACGGATACACCTCAAACTGAGTTAAAAAGTATAGTATCGGAGATAAAGAAGGAAAGAAACGTAGTAGAGCTATCGATACAGAAGATAAATAACGCTCAAGAGATCGCTAACTTGGGATCCAATAACAGCAAACTGATAGACGTACGAGACGAACAACAGCAAAACGATCTCATAGAGAAGTTCTTGGAGTCAAAATACAAGATAAACGAAGAGCAAAAGCAACAGATCAGGGAGATAAACTCCTACGTCAACCAACAGTTGCCCAAAGTGGACACGTCAAGGAACGTAGTGTGGAACCCAAGAAAGTTTCAGTTCGATAACATGTTCAGTTACGGTAAGGGAAACGTTATCGACTTCACCGATATGCGAGGTACGTACGGAATATTCGCAGCGAACGCTTCCGGAAAGTCTACGTTATTGGACGCGCTCAGTTACTGCATATTCGATAAGTGTTCCAAGACGAATAGATCATCCCAAGTCATAAATAACTCTTCGAACACGTTCTACTGCAAGCTAGATTTCGACTTAAACGGTAAGAGTTACATCATAGAAAGGGACGGACTGAGAGAGAAAAACGGTAACGTTCGAGTCAAGGTCAACTTCTACTACACCGATGACTTGGGAAATAAGGTCTCCCTGAACGGTAAGGAGAGGAACGATACGAACGCAAGCATAAGATCTGTTCTGGGCAGCTACGAGGACTTCGCCCTGACTGCCCTGAGCGCACAGGGAGCTAACTCTGGATTCATAGATATGAACCAAAAGGACAGAAAAGAGCTTCTCAGTCAGTTCCTGGACATCAATGTGTTCGAAACCATGTTTGACTTCGCCAACAACGAGATGAAGGACATCTCTGCGGTGATGAAACAGTACCAAAAGGTCGACCACACCACAGAAATAGCGAACATAGACGAAGAAAAGAAGACTTTAAACGAAAAAATAGACGAACTAAAGCAACAAAAGGAAAACTTGGAGATCGACAGAGACAGTCTCAATAAGAGGATACTCGAGGAGCACATCATGATTCAACCAGTCAGCTCAAAAGTAGTCGACGAACAACAACTTAGGTCTGAAATAGTGTCTATGGAGTCAGATCTGAGCGAACGTGTGAAAGAGGAAGCACAAATTGCTTTGGAAGACACAGAAGTGAAAGCACGACTGAAGAAGTACAACGAAGCTTTGGAAAAAATAAACGTAGAAGCGCTTAAAAACTCAATAAAAGCGTTAGAAAACGCAACAAAGTTAAAGAACGATGCGAAGATAGAGCTTAATAAACTAAACATTCACCTTTCTCACCAAAAAGACAAACTAAACAAGCTTCAGGAATTGGAGTACGACGAGAATTGTCAGTACTGTATGAATAACGTTTTCGTCAAAGACGCTATTTCTACCAAAAACAGTCACGAAGACCTGCTGAAACAGAAGAAAACTATAGAGGTTGACATAGAGATAATAGAGCAAAACATAAAAAAAATAGGTAACGTAGAAGAGCACAAGAAGGAGTACGATACTCTGTTGCAAATGATCAACACTGACGAGAAAAAGTCGCTAAAACTAGAGTCCGATCTTCACAAGGTACAAATAGATCAGACAAGTATAAAGCAAAAGATAAAGGACAAGGAAGCCGAGCTCGATACATACAGAAAGGAGAAGAAAAAGATAGAGCAGAACTCTAAAGTACAAGCTAGGATAGATGCTTACGAGCTGGAACACAAGATAGCAGAGAACGATCTAAAGAAAGTTAGCGACGATCTTACCGAAAACCTGCTCAAAGTCAATTCGCTAAGCACAAAGAGAGACAAGTACACCAACGATCTCACAGAACTCGTAAAACTACAGTCCAAATACGATCTGTACAAGATGTACAGCGAAGCAGTTCACAGGGACGGTGTTCCACATCAACTCATATCTGATACCATACCTCAGATACAAGAGGAGATCAATACCATACTGCAACAGTTGGTAGACTTTATGGTAGTATTGCATCCCGACGATAAGAACATCAACGCGTACATCGCTTACGACAACGATAGGTACTGGCCGATAGAGCTTACATCAGGAATGGAGAAGTTCGTAGCCAGTCTTGCGATAAGATCATCGCTAATCAACGTGTCTTCTTTACCCAGACCTAATTTCATAGCGATAGACGAAGGATTCGGAGCGCTAGACCAGAACAACTTAGGTAGCATCGTATCCTATTTCGATCACCTTAAGAACCAATTTAAGTTCATCATGATCATATCTCACATAGATTCTATGAGGGATGCAGTAGATCATCACATAGAGATACACAAGGTAGACGGAAGATCAAGTGTACAACACCTCGTCTAGATATTTATAACCATGATAAAAAATGTCATCGCCATATATCCTGGAAGGTTCCAACCTATGGGAAAGCATCATAAGGATGCTTTTAAGTGGCTAGAAAACAAATTCGGAGCTGCAAATACATACATTGCTACTTCCGATAAGGTAGATCCGCCTAAGAGTCCGCTCAATTTCAAAGAAAAAAAGTCTATAGCTAAGCTTCACGGCGTAGCTAAAAACCTTGTGCAAGTTAAGAATCCCTACAAAGCCGAAGAAATAACTTCAAAATATGACCCGAAAACAACTGCGGTGGTATTCATGGTTGGCCAAAAGGACATGCAAGAGGATCCAAGATTTCGTATCGGACAAAAAAAGGACGGTACTGATTCGTATTTTCAGAAGTACGAGCCGAACAAACCAATGAAACCGTACACCGAACACGGATATCTAATTGTCGCTCCGCACGTGTCTTACGACATAAAAGGAGTGGGAGAAATGAGCGGTACTAACATAAGGAAAGCTCTTTCAGATCCTAAATCTACTCCTGAACAATTCAAAGACATATTCGGGTGGTACGACAAAGACATAGAATCAATGCTTAAAAAAAAATTTTCTACTT